TTCAACAAGTGCATCAAGTTTTTCCGTTTTAGGTAGCAATGCTTTGTCTTTTGCTGCTGGTTTTTCTTCCAGCAATATTGGCAATGTATATGGTGCCAATGGTGCAATAAATGCCCAAACATTTTTAGGAAATTCAACTTTTGCTCAAGCTAACCTTGCCAGTGCAATGGTGAACGTAAATAAAATTGATTTCGGTTCAGGTGGTCATACTATAACTATGACACAATCAACTGCACCAGGGATCAGGGCAATGAGTGGTGTTCAGAACCAAATACAATTTACTGGTAGTCATAACGGAACAATAAGTCACGCAGCAATTAGTCAAAATTTAGGATTTTTCAGAGATACAGGATCAACAAGAACTTTGACAATAACCAATGCGTATAGTCATTTAATCAACCCACTGGATGACTATGGTGCTGGGTTTACGTTTACAAATAGGTGGGGAATTTATCAAGCTGGGGCAAGTGATACCAATTATTTTGCTGCAAATAGTCTTTTTGGAAATACTACTGATACTGGAGAAAAAATACAAATTACTGGAACTGCAAAAATTACAGGAAACACCTTAATAAGTGCTGGTAATTTATCCATATTTACAACAAACACACCAAGAAGAATAAATGTAAATGTTGCAAATGGTAGTGTTGCAGCAGCAATAGGAATTGAATCATCAGGAACGTTACATTCAGCGATTGGTGTTGATACCGCTATAACTACATTTCTTCAAATTGCATCAACGCAAGGTATTTCATTTTATTCAGGTTCAACAATAGGAAATATTGTTACTCAACCTACCAATGAAAGGATGCGATTAACAACTGCTGGAAGATTGCTTGTAGGAACAACAACAGAAAGAACTTTTTTACTTGATATTAACGGATCTTCAAGTGTAAGTGGTTATGCTTTATTTGGAAGCGGAAATACTGGAACACCATTGGCAACACTTGCTGACTTTAGAGGTGGATCAGATAATGATTTTATACAAGTTGCAAGGGTTTCAACTTCTTCTGATAGGTATTTTCGTATTTATGCTAATGGTTACGTAGATGCACTATCAACAAAAACAGATTCACCAGCATATAATTTTTCTGGTGCCGCAAATGCTAACACAGCTGGAAATAGAGGTTTATTTAGTTTAACAAATACTTTTAATCCTACAAGCGGAAATGCTACTTATGCCACATTTGCAATTAATCAAACAATTAACCAAACAGGCGGTGCAAATGGCATCACAAGGGGATTATACATTAATCCAACAATTACTGCTGCTGCTGATTGGAGAGCAATAGATATAAGTACTGGAATATCAGTTTTAGCACCAGCAACAACTGCAAGTGCTACATTAAGAGTTCCATCAGGAACTGCACCAACTTCGCCAGTTAACGGAGATATTTGGTTTGATGGTACTAATTTATTTATGCGGATTGGTGGAGTAACAAAAACATTTACAATAATATAAAAATATATGAAACAAATTTTACCAGTACAAATATGGGTTAATGGATCAGTGCAAACAGGATCTTGGATTAATGCGTACATAATTAATGATAATTTGGAATCTTTTGCCACATTTTATTGGTCAATATTTGCCGATGGTTCTGAACCTGATACGCAAGGAAATAAACTTTCCGAAGGGAATTTAACCATAAATGAACCGGATTATTCAGAGTGGAGTTCAACTGTTGATATTAATGAATCTGCTTACCAGTGGATCTGTGATCAACTTGGGTTAACTTTGATCTAATCGTTAATAATAAAAAAAAGACAAATGAACGAAAAACAAGCACTTGAAATCATTAAAGCTATTTTGGATCTTGCTACCAGCAAAGGGGTATTTTCAAAGATTGATGAATCCTTTACTGCTATACAGGCATTTAACACAATAGCTGAAAAGTTTAAAGATGAACCAGCTAAAGATGCAGAGTCAAACTGATCCCACATATATTGCCACATTTAGCACTGTATTGTTTTCCCTATTGGGAGTGCAAAACATATCTGAATTGGCAAATATTGTTTTTCTGGGTGCCAGTACAATATCTTGTGCAATTTCCATTCTGGTAGGTATTAAACAACTGAAAAAAAAGTAATATGAAAAGAATATTAAAAAACATTAAGACTTCATTTTTTGGATCTATTGCTGGTGGTTCCCTGATCTTGGATGGGATCCAACATAACAATTGGGTAAGTATTATTGCTGGTATTGCAACTGCAATTACTGGACTGTTAGCAAAAGACAGTGATGTCCAATAACAAAAAAATTTATATCGGTTTAGCCGTTCTGCTGATCTTATTAATCGGAAAAAAAGTGAGTGCATTAAATATCATAAAAAAGTTTGAAGGTCTTGAATTGTCCAGCTATCCTGACACAGGGGGAATTTGGACAATAGGATATGGCAACACCATTAACAAGGACACCGGACAGGCAATCAAGCCAGGTGATAAGATTGATCTTGCAACTGCTGAAAGGTGGTTGAAAATGGATGTTGCGGAACGTGAAAAGAGAATTAATAAATTAATCAAGGTTCCTGTAACTGAAAATCAAATGGCAGCTATTACTTCTTTAGTATACAATATTGGAACTGGTGCATTTGGTTCAAGCACTTTGTTAAGGTTACTTAACCAGGGATCTGATAAAAAGCTGGTAGCTGATCAGTTTTTAAGGTGGAATAAAGTACAGGGAAAAGAAGTCAAAGGATTGACAGACAGGAGAAAACTTGAAAGGGAATTGTTTTTAAAGTAAGTTTTGGTTAATCATTTGGTGTTTGTTAGGGGGAAATTTCCATTTCTCCCTTTTTTTTATGCCTAAAATTTGGTAGATTAAAAAAATTGTTTCTAAATTCACATGGACAAATGATTTTTAAACTTTTAAACGAAAAACAATGAAAAAAACTGCTATTCAAATTCTGTTAATTGTTCTGGGTGCTATTCTTTTATGTTTTGCGGATAATTTATGATTAGGCTTATTGCTTGGGTTCTATCAATTATATATTTGATAGTATTAGGCATACCCATTGCCATTGGTCTGTTAATTATTTTACAAATTATCTCAATCTTAAAATTTATAAGCAATGCAACACGAATTAAAAAGTGTAATAATTCACCACTACCTACAGGGCATGATCACTTTTTTGACGACGCGGAATGTTCATTTCATTGAACATAAAGGCGGCAAAATAGAAATCTTTTATTCTTCAGATGAAATTTTATTTTTAATCGGTTACCATTTTGGCAGATATGCTGAAATGCAGCACAATTAACTTTTTATGGAATTATTTAACAACTTGCGTGAAACTATGCTTGAAATTGAATATTTACAGCAAAAGATTGATCGTTTACAAGTATGCCAGACATCGGGTGAAATTTCAAACATAATTATATCTTTTGATACTGGACAACATCGCAAGATATTGATGCAGTACGATACTGATATATCATTGGTAAATGAAATTAGATTATTGCTACAGGCAAGTATTGAACTTTATGAAAACCAGATACAAGAATTAAAATTAAATTTTTAAGATGAATAAAAAACAACAATTTTTAAGTAATAGATTGCGTTTAGATGAAATATCAGAATTATTAGCAGAAGATATTTTATCTGATAATATAATTTCAAAGGATAGAATAATTACAAAATCAAAAATTTATTTTGTTTTTTGGCAAAGGATAAATTCTTTTTCAAAAAAAGATGAAGTAACTAATGAATTAAAACGTAATTCAGCTTCTTTTCATATTTTAAAAACATATATAAAAGAAAACTTTTGTAATGGTTCAGAAATAGAATATCAAACAAAAATGCAAAAATTCTTTGATCTACAAGAAACATTAGAATATAAAACAGAAGATTTAAAAACAGAACAATGAAACCAGTAAGAATGAACGGCTTTGTGTATTATTTTGAGGTATTTATCACTTCTAATGAACCCTTTATTTTAATGTCCACCACTGAATATCCATCTGAAGGATTAAGTAAAATATATTTTTTGCGTAAATATTCGATGAAGTACGCGATGGAAGATTTTGTAAAATACGAGAGCAATATAAAAGAACGCAACACACTAAAAAATAATGAAGTGCGTTAATTGCTGCAAAATTTTTACAATAACACAACACAGGGGCAAGGTTGGTAAAGCACTTTGCCCCTATTGTTTAACCTTAAATAAAAATAAAAATGTCTCAAAGAAACAAAGATTTACCAGCAATGCCAGTTCACCCAATGCAAGACAAATTTGGTCAAGTGATCCTGATGGCGGGAATGTCAAAACTTGAAATTACTGCATTGAACATCCTGTCTGCACAATTAAGAAAAAACAAAATAGAAGATCTTTCACCGGAAGATATTAGTTACTTAATAAAAGAGTCTTACAATATTGCGGATGAATTTTGTGCATTTATAGAAAATAAAGGTGAAAAAGAAAGTGGCAGCATAATAATTTAAACGTGTAACAATGACAAATGATTTACACGAAAAACTTTTAAGCCGCAAATTTAAACAAAACTACCAGCCAGACGAGGAACAGGTTATTTTTAGCATTAATTCTAAAAATATTGGATGCCTTCAAAGTTTTGTTTGCTTTCAAGGAATACCTAAATCAGGCAAATCTCTTTTCATAACGAGTGCCATTGCGTCCGCTTTTACTACATGGGACATTTTTGGCATGAAATTAAATTTCCCGTCCAACCGTAAGCGAATATGCTATATTGATACTGAAAGTTCAGATTATGACTATTATCGTGTATTAGATAGAGTTAGGACTCAAATAATTGCTGATCATTTGCCGCACAACTTTGACAGTTTTTTATTTAGGGAGGACAGCCCAAACGATATACAGCAAATGATTGAACTTTATTTAAAAGAAAACCCAGACTGTTCAATTTTGGTTTTGGATGGAATACTTGATTTAATTTCAGATTTTAATTCTGTTGAACAAAGTTTTTATCTTATACAATGGTTAAAAAAAATTACCAAAGTGCATAATCTGTTAATATTATGCGTATTGCATTTAGGTAAAAAAGATCAAAATTCCATAGGTCATATAGGTTCGTATTTAGATAGAAAAGCTCAATCGGTTTTGAAAATTGAAAAAAATAAAGAAAACAAAACGATTGATCTTTCCGCTACTTTTTTACGCAGTTCTGATGAATTTGAACCTATTTCAATTTACTATTCTGGATCAGGATGGGCACAGGCAAACAGTAATCAAGACAAAACGGGAACTTATATTTTTGGTATGGAAAAGACCAGTTTAATTAACCGTATATTATTTGAGCCACGCAAATATTCTGATATGTTGTCAGATCTTGTTGAGTTTACGGGAAAGGGTTCCACTACTTGTAAAAAATTATTGAAAGATTGGCTCCTTGATGGATCGATAATTAAAAGTGGTGATTTTTATAAGCAAAAAAAATAGGGATGGAAGAACCCCCACCCCTACTCGACAAATGATTCTTCAACGAAAAACCACTTTCCTTTCAAAGCAAAAATAGAAAATATCTAACAATATGAAACTTTACACAGCTATTATTTTTTTTAAACCAGATACAGGCATACAACCCCGAAAATATAGGAATGTAAACAACATCAATAATCTGCTCAAATTTGCCCTAAAAAGTGGTGGGTGGTATGTCAACCTTTATGACAAGAAAACAAAGAAATTTGAGCACCGAGAATACCTTACAGGGGCATAGTAACAAACACTAGGACAGTATACAAACTAAAAAGGGGCAATTTGCCCCTTTTTTTATTGCTAAAGGTCAAAGAAAAGTGATTTAAACGAATCTTGGTCAGTTTAGGTCAGTTCTGGTAATGGTCAAAATGGTTCAGGAAACTTGGCTAGGACACTTGCCCCCCCTATAGGGGGGCAAGTGTACCTATCAACTGACCTAGTTTCTGACCTAAAACGACCTAAATTTATTTTTTTGAATATTTTTTAGTAATTTTGGGTAATTATTTGAAAATTTTGAAAATGAAAAATTGGCTTTTAATTGGTTTGGCAGGTATTGCTGGATGGTATTTTTTAGGAAAAACACAACTAGCAAATAGAACAAAATTGATTTTCAAAAAACTTGGGTTTGCTAATAAAAAATTTCAGTTAGTTTTTGGGGTACAAAACCCAACCGGACAAACAGCCAGAATTTCAGCCATAACAGGTGAAGTATATTTAGGGGATAAATTAATTGCAGATTTTTCAAGTTTTGGTGAGCAAAAAATTGCGGCTAAATCTGAATCTGAATTAAAAATTCAAGCCGCCCCCACTATTGGCATATTGCAATTAATAAGCTCAAAGGGTTGGTTAAAGAAAGGGTTAGCATATACAATTAAAGGGACTGGTAATTTTGACGGTATTGTTGTACCATTTGATTATAAATCCAATTTAATCTGATGCAAAAAAATTTGTTACTTGGTAGATTAAAGCCATTTGGGGGCAACTCTAAAATGTTGGTTAGAGATCAACAAGTACCGGATATTATTTCAGCAATGATGTCCGCACATAAAATGTACGCGAATGAATACGATAAAATTTCTGAAAATTTTTTTACAGGTGATGGTATTCAAACTGCAAAAAATTTATTTCAATTTCTCAAAAAGAATATAAAATATTCAATCGAGTCTGACAAGAACCAAAGAATAATGTCCCCGGCGGCTATATTGTCGTTGTCAAAAAATGACTGCAAAAATTTTGCACTTTTTATAATGGGAAATTTAGACTCATTGAAGCGAAAGGGATTGATAAATAATGAAATTTACTACAGATATACTAGCCATAAATTGCTCGATGAAATACCCCATCATGTTTTTGCGGTTATTCAAGATAAAAATGGAAACGAATTTTTTATAGATCCTGTTTTATCAAAGTTTAATGAAAGGAAAACATATTATCATAAAATAGATAAAAAACCGACTATGCCACTTTATAGTGTTTCAGGAATAGGTGCACCTAAAAAGAAAAAAACAGCAAAAGCAATTGATGCAAAAATTCAACCAGTTGCTAAACCGAAAGAAAAAAAGAAAATTGTTTTAAAGATAGCATTGGCACCGGCAAGGGGATCATTTTTGCTTTTAGTAGGTTTGAATTTTATGGGTTTAGCCACTAAATTAAAAAATGCGTTCAATAACAGGGCGGACGAAACGCAAAACTGGTGGAAAAATTTGGGAGGCAACCCTAACGAGCTTTTGAAAAAAGTAAATCAGGGAGAAAAAAAGAAACGTATTGCGGCTGCTGACGTCGAATTTGCTTCAGAGGGACAAATTGGAGAGGTTGTTACTGCTGCTGCTGCTGCTACTGCTACTGCTGCCCCAATACTTATTAAATTAGCTGAATTTCTTTCAAAGTTGGGAATTGACGTTAAGGAAGTAAGCGAAGTTGGTAAACGTGTTTTAGCAAAACAGGTTAAAAATGTTGTCGAGAAGAAATTGGAAACTGATGCACAGGTTGAACAGGCTAGTCAAGATGAAATTGATAGAATTGTAAACCAGACAGACAATTTTAATGCTGATGGATCTAAAAAAATGAATTATTTGCCCATTGTTATTGGTGGTGCCGTAATTATTTATTTAATTAGTCGTAAAAAGTAAACACTTTCCTTTCACCTTTAACAATGTATTCAAACTATCCAATAAAAGCCACAAAAAACGCAACAGAAGGATATATTTTGAATATGATTAAAGGGAGTTGCAAAAATGCAACCGGTGTGAAAACTGGGATCAGGTTAATAAATAGAGAAGTATTGAATGAAAAATTTGTAAAAAAAATTTATTCATACTTAAAAAGGGCAAAAGTTTATGTTGGTGATCAAGATAAGTGTGGATATATAAGTTACCAGTTATGGGGCGGAAATGAAATGCTAAACTGGTGCAAAAAAACATTAAAAAAATAAATTATGACTGCAGCACAAAAAGAAGCTAGGCAAAAGTTTAAAAAGGCGGTTAGTGATGCTCAAAAGTTAAGGAAAAATAATCCTAAACTTACACAGGCACAGGCACTTAAACAAGCATTTGCGGCAAACAAAAAAGTTGGGGCCGTTAAAAAGAAAGCTGCAACAAAAAAAGTTACCGGATCCCATAAAGACACAAAAAGTCATAACGTAAATATCAGGGTTGTATCAGGATATAAAAAAGTAGGTGCTTTGCCTATTGATTTTAAAGGTAATTTTTTAGGTTATAGGTTTAAAGTATTGAATCAATATCAGTTGGATGGTGGTGTAACTGCACAGCTTGTGGAAATTGACGGTAAAGGTGATATAATTGCTGAATTGTCAGGTAATCCAAAAGAAAATGACAGGGCGGCTGCCGTTTTATATTCAGGTGGACTAGCAACTGGTAAAGATGTTTATTTGGATGACAAGGATAAAAAAGATCTACAAAAAAGAATTAAATCTTTTGTTGTTGGTTTAAATAAAGAAGTTGCCGCATACAATTCAGGTAAAGATACCAGCAAAAAGAAAAGCAAAGGTTTAAAAATTGTTTACAAACCTGAAACTAAAAAATTGGCGGTTGTTGATCAGATCAAATCAATATTGAAAAGCAATAAAAAAATATTGAAAGGTGGATACACTTTGAAAACTGGTGTAATAAGAGAAAAAAAGATTGCTGGAATTAATGTTATAAGCGGTACAAATAATGTTGATAGATTAAATTCTGCAATAAAAAGAAAAGAAATGATGGAATCAATTTATTTAAAAAGTAAATTAATGCCATTAAAACAAAGGACTGAATTTGATAGGACAATGATAAAAAAATTGCCTAATATAATAAAAGGTGAAAAGCAATTAATTGCTCAATATAAAAGAATGATTAAATAAAAATCTTGGGATTGCTTCCCACATAAACAAAAAAAAACAAAAAAAATGGCTCGTAGAAAAAAAAGGTCTGCCCCCAGCCGTCGTAGAAAATCACGCAAAATGGGAGCAATTGGTAAAAATTTCTTGATGGATGCGCTTGGACTTGTTGGCGGTGCTTATGCTGCCCGTATTTTGACCAGTTCTGGTAAAATTCTGCCAAACTTGGATCCAAAAATTAAGAGTGCTGGTGTTATTGCCGTTGGTGCATTTTTCCCCAAACTTGTAAAGGGATCTTTGGGTAAATCAATTGGTGATGGTATGGTAGCTGCTGGTGGACTTGGTTTGCTTCAATCAAGTGGATTGGTTGGTGCTATGGATCAAATGATGGAAATTCCTGTTTCTGTTATGGCTGGTGATGATCTTTCCGTTATTGCTGGGTATCAAGAGGACAACCTTTCCGTTATTGCGGGCATGGAAGAAGAATATTCTTATTAATTAAATTTGTAAAAAAATTAAAAAATGGCAACACAACATTCAGCTAGGCTTGTCTTTGACAATGCCAAAAATTTGATCAACAATGCTGGTATTTCAGTTGGTCAGGCGGTCCTTTCGCAGTCTTATATTCGTAGTGAGGTAGCTATGTCAACATCTACTACTTCATACCAAATTCCCATCTTGGTAAACTCTACAGGTGCAAATACTAACTTTGCCACTAACAACCTGTTACAACTTCAAGATGCGTTCGTGGTAGCGAGTATAGGCATCTTCGTAGCTGCCCCGGCTGCATCCACAACCACAGCATTTCCTTTGTTTACATATCCGAATGCTGTTACTTTTTCTACTGCTGGAGCTGCTACTGCTTTGTATAATTTGTACAATGGTAGGATGACTGTAACTGTAAATAACAGGCAAATTTGTCCAGCCGTCGATTTGCAGAGGTATCTGTATGTTCCACAATTCCAACAAGGTTCGTCAAGTTCTGTAACCAACGGTGGTATTGATCAAAACGACGCGACAGAATACGGTTACTATCCTGTTGAGCCTAATATAGTTTTAGTTGGTAGCAAAAACAACGTAGTAACTCTTGAGTTGCCCAGTGCAATTTCTACACTACAGGCATCAACTGCCCCTAGAATCGTAGTAATCATGCGTGGAATTTTGGCTCAAAATTCAACAAGTGTCCGCTAATTAGGATAAAAGTGCTGTATTGGAACGGGGGATGCCACAGTAAATCCAGAACCCCTATTTTTTTTAGCTATAAAAAAATTAAAAAATGAACAAAGTTCAAAATTACGAGATAATCGAAGTGCCTATCATGCAATCATCCACGGGTACTAAATTTTATGTGCCAGATCAACCCCAGCTTCGATACGTATCTTTACTTAATTTGGTTTGCTATACAACCGACACAATAACTAACTCTCCTTTGTCCGGTAATCCAATTCTGTCAATTGCCAATTTAAAAAATACTTTTCTGGTCCTTTATTATAACGACAAAGAATCAGTTAGATATATTCCTGTGCTAGAATTAAACAGGGTTGTTTCTAATGCTGCAACTGCTGCATTTAGTTTTGATATCACCCCATTTGCCGGACAACAAATTATCTGGGCAAAGTCTTATATTCAAACTCCTACAGCATACAGTTCAATCAGTGGATCAAACTTTAGTGTTTGCTTTGGTGTTTACTATGCCTAAAAATTACACTTTCCTTTCACCTTTAAATTAATGTTATGGCAAGTTACCAACCTGAATTACATACTGCTGAAAGTGTATTGGCATATTATGACAATTTTGATGCTGCTAATTATACCGTTTATGTAGGGCACAAAGTTGATCCTAGAAATGTTCGTTACCCATACACTAAAAATGATAAAAATGAAGGAAGGGAAGATTTAATTGCGGCATTAAATGCAATTCTTCAAAACCCTGAAAATACTAATACTTACTGTATTGCTATTTTTACCAACAAGGGTAAAAAAATTGAAGAATTGAACAGCATTTCATTTCAGTTAAATAAAAGACAATCATTGCAATCATTTCAACAAATGGGTGCTTATCAACCAAATGTTATAAATGAAATAAATGCTTTGAGATCTGAAATGGCAGCAATGAAAATGAAGCAAGATATGGATGATCAGGAGGAAGAAGAAGAAGAACCCGAAGAAGAAAATGCAATTTTAGGGTTTTTGAAATCACCACAGATGCAAAATATATTGCTTTCACAACTTGCCGCCATATTTGCACCAACTCAAAAAGTAACACACGTTGCTGGTTTTAAAAATAATCAAGAAATGACAAATGAAACTGAAAGTCAATTAGAAATTGACAACGAAGAACGTATTTACAATGCCGTTGAAAGGTTGAAAGTTGTTGATCCACAATTAGCTAGTGATCTTGAATTATTGTGTGAAATGGCAGAAAACGACAAAATGCAATTTAACTTTCTTTTGAAAATGTTAAGAAAATAAAATATGCCTGAAATAACTGCTGATAAAATAATCGGTAAAACATTATTTGCTAAAAAAGATTTAGTTAGGCTAAATTCTAATTTAGTAAAAATTGGAACTATAGTTAAGGGTTCACCAGTTGGGCAAGTTTATAGTTATATTCAACGTGCTGGTAATGTTTATTGGCAGTTTATTGATTTTAACAATAAACCTTATTTTATTCTTCACACTGCTGGTAGTTTTAAATTCACTGGTGATGTTAAACAGGCAGTTGAGCAGCAAAAAAAGGAAGTTGAAAAAGTAGAAAAACAGGAAAAGGGATCAGTTCCTTTCTATATTGAAAAATATGGTAAGTGGATTCTGATATATGGAATAGGTGCATATTTGATAGCAACTTACATAAAATCAAGAAAATGAAAAATAAGGGTTTAATTTATATCATTTTAGCCGGTGGGGCAATTTTGTTACTGTCTATGAAAAAAAAGACAACAACATACCGTCTGGATGTTCCGGCACCAGAAAAAATTACTGCGGAACAATTTGCTAAACCATCTTTGCTACAAAAAGTAAGCAAGACGGTTAAAAAAGTTGCACCGGTAGTAAAAAAAGCGGTGGCAACTGCAAAACAAAGAAAAGCAACGAAACGATCTATGAAAGTTGGTCAATTTCCTGATTTTTGCTAAAAAATATCACAATGACTCCAAAGCATTTGAAAGTAAGTATTAAGGATGAAATTTCAGCCGACAGGTTGAAATTAGCTTACAATAAACAAGCATCTGACAGGGCAAGGTATGAAGCTGAAAATGGTATTTCAAAGTCAACTGGACAGGCTTTCCAAAAATATTATGTAGAAACAAAAGTTTTTTACACTACTGCCAACATAGGATCTGAATGTAATGAAATTACGTTCATTAATGGTGGTACAACTAATTTAGTTATTGCAGACGTTCCACTAGGTCCAAATCAATCTTTGCGAATTACAGGGAACCGGGGTGAAATTGACACAACCCAATATAATTTGACTTTTGCCACACCTATCAATACTGGTAATTTATTAATTGTGATTAGAAAATTGTATATATAATGATAGTTCTGGACCTTTCAATACTTAATCAGAAAGGAACACCTATGTTCAACTCTGACCTTACTGCCAACAGACCGGCTGCTGGTATTGTAGGAAGGATATTTATTGCTATTGATGCACCTTATGGAATTTTTAGAGATACAGGAACTGCCTGGGATCAGGTTTCAAGTGCTGGTGGTGGTGCTACTATTTATACCGGTGATGGTACATTGACTGGAACAAGGACAATTTCATCAGGTGGTTTTCAGTTAGTATTCAATCCACAAACCACTTTCTTTTCATCTTTAACTGCTTCAACA